ATTAGTCTTTATAAAGACTCATGGAACAAAACTACTACTCCCGCACCTGGAGACGTAGTATTATTTAATATCTACGGAGAACCCGCACACGTTGGCGTTTACGTAGGTAACAACAAATTTTTGCACTGCCGCGAAGGTCGCGACAGTGTGGTCGAATCACTGGATAATATCAAGTGGAATAAGCGACTAGAAGGTGTTTACAAATACAGCGAGAATACCCAAATTGAAGTTGTGGGTATGCCACATCCGCTAAAAACGAGCGTATATCGTGAATGGACTGTTGCTGGTACAACTGTCCAAGATTTTGCATTATTTGTACAAAACAAATACTCTTTGAGCACACGATTTACTGAAAAGTTAGTAGTTGTAGTAGACGGTATTCCCATTGCCAAAGAAAACTGGGAAACAACTGTTTTGCAAGCAGGACAAACTATTGCTTATCGTGCAGTGCCAGAAGGCCGCGATACCTTTAGATTACTTCTTGTTCTTGCCGTTGTTATTGTAGCACCACAATTAGCTACAACTGGATTTCCTGGTCTTGGTATAAGTGGAGCAGGTTTTGCAGCTGGTACTTGGCAAGCCAGTGCCGCTGCTATGGCTATTTCCATGACAGGTATTGCATTGGTAAATGCAATTATGCCTATACGTACTCCTACTCAAAATGATCCAGGCAGTGCCAATGCCTTAAATTTGTTTAGCGGTACAAACAATCAAACTAATAAGTTCGGAGCTATCCCGGTTGTCCTAGGTAAAGTTAGGATGGCAGCAATGTTAGGTGCTTCTCCTTATATTGAAACACTAACAGATACAACTGTTTTAAACTTACTGCTTGTATGGGGTTTTGGACCTCTGCAAATTACTGATCTTTGCGTTGGCGCAAACCCTATTGCAAATTACTACGATGGTTTGCCTATGCAGCTACCTAAGCCAGCTACATTATACGGTCGTCCAGAAGAAGACCAAGCAACCTTTAATAGTTTATATGGTTCAGACGTAGAACAAGCTCCTGCAAAATCTGTTGAACTTGTTAATAACGCCACAGACGGCAATCCTTGGCAGTACATTTACTTTAATCAAGAATCAACACGAGTTGATGTTGCACTTACCTTTCCAGAAGGTATGCGAAGCATTAACACCAAAAACGGAAATGTAAGCGCAGCTACTTCAGCTGTTGAAATTCAACTTGGCACTTATAATAGCGCTAGCAATGACTGGAGTTTTACTAGTACTGCTTCGTATTCTGTAGGTGCCTACAACTCTAATCAGCTTAATTCAGAAGCATATACTTCAACACTATTACGTCCAGGTACTAGAATTACAGGCTATGATGAGAATGGTTCAACCTCTACCTCGCTATTCCGATATAGCATATTTGCAATGTTACCAGGCGGTGGTATTCAGCGTTATGATGGTGCTGCTACTGACAGGTTTAACCTGCCTCCAAGCCCAGAGATGATTGCGGAGTACAAAAGCGGAACTTATGCAAAGCTTATTGGAGACGGTGGTACTTATACGCACTTACCACAAATTCCTCCAAACGCACTAAAATTATATACAGTATGTATGACTAATACTGGTATAACTGATCCACCAACCTCACACTTAGGTAGTTATGTTGGTTATACAGGATTAGCACTTACTCATACTCAGTTAACTGAAACTGTTCAGAACACTAATGATGGGTATGACACAAACTTAACAGGTGTTAAAATTGCTATTCAAGCAGGAAAAGTCTGGAACGATAATACTGCTGTAGGTCAAGTAGCTGCAACAAGTGCTGCTCCACAAGAAATATTTAACTCTACACAATTTGCTGGTGTAAATAGCACTTTTAATAAGTACAGTGGCTGGAGTAGCTTGCTACAAACTTACGGAGTGCGACCTACAAACTATACAGGTGCCACATCAGATACTTTAAATATAACCAAAACGGTTATCTTCCCTTATAGTGGTTACTATAATATTGAAGCTTCTGCAGACGATTCAGGAACTGTAGAAATTGACGATATCAAAGTGTTAACCATGCCAGAAAATAGTTGGCGTACTACTGTAACAAGTTTAATGTACCTAGAAGCAGGTAATCATACAGTTAAACTAACTGGTACAAACGTAGGTGGTCGCGATATGGCTTCTGCTGTAAGAATAACTTACACTAAATCAGGATTAAATAGCGTTTCTACTACTCATACTGAGATTGTGTTTGGAGTGCCAGGTTTCTTTGAGAAACGAAAAGATGCTTTTGGATACACTCAACACTTTACACAACTACCTAAAGCACGATACGCTGTACGATGCCGTAGAACTGATAACGATGCTTCAGAAGAAGGCGATCTCCGCAAGTATGCTAAAATAGTGTTCTTTACGGCAGCCTGTTTTGATAATACCAGACCAGCAGTTAATCCTCCTGGAACTTATATTGCAAAAACTGCCGTTCGCGTACAAAGTACAAACAAAGTTAACGGCTCAATAGATGGTGTTAATGCTATGGTTCAAAGCATTTGCTTGGACTGGGATAAAGCTACACAAAAATGGGTTAGTAGACCTACTAATAATCCAGCAAGTTTATTTGCCTATATTTTAATGCATCCAGGTAATGCTTATAAGATTAGCCCGTTAGAGTGGGCTCGCAAAATAGATCTGCCTAGTTTACAGGCTTGGCACGAGTTCTGTGACGGCAATAACCCTTCTGGTGGTAGATTAACCTACAATAACATTATTACTAACAGTATGAGTGTTATGGATGTGTTGCGAGATATTTGTGCAGCGGGACTAGGAAGCCCAATTTTCTTGGATGGTAAGTGGTCAGTGGTAATTGACAGACCAAGAACTTATACTACTCAGTATTTTACTCCACACAATAGTTGGGGATTTGAGTCTACCAAAACACTGCCAAGATTGCCACACGCATTTAGAATAACTATTGTAGATGAAAAACAATCTTACCAAAACTCTGAATATATAGTATACAATTACGGATATAACAAAGATGGTACAGGCGGTAAAACCGAAGCAACATTGTTTGAAAGTTTGTCGTTACCTGGTGTAACTAATCCTGACCAAGCAAAATTCTTAGCAAGATGGCATCACGCACAGCTGAAACTACGCCCCGAAACCTATACATTAAACACAGACTTTGAGTATTTAGTGTGTAATCGCGGTGATGTGGTTAAAGTAAGTCACGACGTTCCGCTATGGGGTGTTGGAACAGGCCGCATAAAGGCTATCACTAACAGCACTACCTTAGAGTTAACAGAGCCAGTGACTTTAGTAGGCGGCAAAAACTACCGAATACTAATCCGAGTTAACGATAAGAATAAACCAAACGGCACTACTAAAACTCTAGACTTAGCAGCTACTAGCCCTGGTATTACTACTGGACAAGTAGTAACTGTTAGTACTATTAAACTGTTATCCACAGCACCAATTACTGTAAGTGATGGTCTGGAAGCCGATAATTTGTTTATGTTAGGAGAGCTTGGCTATGAGACACAAGAGCTGGTAGTTATAAATGTAGAACCTACAACCAATGCAGGAGCAAAATTAACTTTAGTTGATTACTCTCCGCAAATTTATACTGCTAATCTATCTGAACTTCTAACATACGATGCTAATGTTACTTTGCGTAACAATGACATTGTTAAAAATAGTATTAATAAAGCGCCCGTAATTACTCAAGTAACTAGCGACAGTGTACTAAGTGAAGCCATTTCTGGTGGAACTTATCAAAACGTTGTAATTGTTAGTTTTTCAAACCCTGCTGATTTAAGTAATCAAGCAGAACAGATTGAGTCACAAATTATTCGCGGAGATAGTGACTTTGGTTCAGGCAGTTTAACAGAACTTTATAGAGTTGACAAATCTGTTAGCAGCTTAACAGTTAATGGTTTAACCACTGGCGAAGTCTACAAAATACGTTCGCGTTACAGTAATAAAACTGGTACTATTGTAGGGCCCTGGTCTGAGACTATCTGGTTTACAAATGCTGGTAAGAACCTTACTGGATCTATAGCCCCGCTACTAACACTGGACTTAGAGCGTACGTTTATTGTTGTCAAGCCTGATGTTACTTTACAGACTGCTGATTTTTCAACGTATGAGTACAGGTTGTATAAAGACACTGGAGTCGAAGATTTTTGGGAGTTAGTACCAAATGCAGCAACAAACAACATTAAAGTTATAAGAAATACTGGAGAAGCTAGGTTTGATCTTCGCGAACAACCAAGACCAAGACTTTCAGCTGCAGGAGTTACTTACAGAGTAGCTTGCAGAGCTTTAGATAAACAAGGTAATTATAGTACTCAAAGTACTCTAGGAACAATAGTTGTTAAAACTATTACTTAAAGGATAAGCATGGCGGCATTTTTATACCCAGGCGTAAAATCACTACAGTTGGTATTAGATAGACCATATGACAGTATTAGAACCACAGATGTTAGGGACGACCTAACATCTGTTAAGGTTTGGTACTCGTTAACATCTGGATTCAATCCTAATAACGGGGAAGGCACACTTGTGCCTTCTGGTAATAGTTTGAATGTAACTATTCCTAATCTAACTCCTAATACTCGGTACTATGTAAAATATGCTTTTATTAGTGCAATTGACGAAGATGAAGTAGATCCAGCAGGCCCAACAGGCCCTGGATCTTATACTGTTTCCGCTCAACTAACAGCAGTAGTGCTTGAAGAAAATATAAGTGTTTACGGATACTTAACAAATGACCCAGTGCCTATTGTTACTGCAACTGATGGTACTGGGGGTAATTTCTCACAAGCTACTGGTGTTTTTAAGGTTTTTAACTTAAGTACTGAAGTTACTGGTGCAGGCCCTGTTTACTCTATTAAATCTGGCAGTATTGATAGTATTGTTGGAGCAACTATAAATGCCACTACAGGTGTTTATAGTTGTACTGGATTAACAGCGGATGGTGGTAACGTTACTTTTAGAGCCGTTTATAACAATGTAGTAATCGAGCAAGTATGGAACGTCTATCGTGCACTAGCTGGCGAAACCGCACCATTAATTCAGCTTAGTACACCTAACAAAGAATTTATCTATAAAGATCAGTTTGCTACAGTTTCGCAAACTCCATCAACAACTGTAACTGCACGATTAGTTAACTTAACAGGTACGCCTACCTTTACAGTTCAAGCCTACACACGAGACAATGTAACTACACCTCTTGGAAACATTGCTTTTACACAAAACGGTAATTCAATAACGATTACACGGGCACAGTTTGATGCTCTTGGTATCACTATAGGCACTGCCGTAGTTACTGCTACAATTGGTGACGTAAGCGATGTTCTTACCCTTTATCGTATTAACGATGGTACAGACCAGATTACAGTTTATCTATCAAACGAATCCCACGGAATACCTGCGTATACAGACGGCACTACTACTGCAAGTAGCTATATTGGTAGCGGCACTACTATTCAAGTTAAGCAAGGTAATACTTATCTACTAGTAGACAACACTAGTCCTTTTGATAACGGCACGTGGACAATAACTAATATTGCCGCAAATGGTATTACCTGCGATACTACCCCATTAGTTACTTTTAATGGTGGTAACTTTATTGAATTTGATCGTCATTCGGACATGGATGATGACAAAGATTCCGCATATATAGATTATACAATTACAGGTAAAACAACAACAGGAGTAGCATTTAGTATTGTAAAGCGTCAAAGTTTTACAAAATCAAAAGAAGGAGTAGCAGGTGCAACAGCACGCTCCGTCAGCCTAACAGCTTCTAGACAGTCGTTTACAACTGAGAAAAATTCAACTGTAGTAGCTCCAGAAACAATTACATTAACAGCTATTCAAAGTAATTTTGTCAACCCAAACTATGTTTGGACAGTAGACAGCGGTTTAGGTTTTGTTACTCCTGGCGTAGAAATTGGAGCAGCTACTGGTAACACTTTTGTACTAAAAAAGTT